AACTTCTCAACTGTTGCGTCTGAAATCATGTCATAAGTGAATTCTGGTGAGCAAACAACCAGATACTTACCTGACTTTCTAGGCTTTACAAGCTGTCTCTTCAGATTCAGAACAATCAGTCTCAGGTCTGTCATATTAGGCTTTGAACCTACAGTCAGATTTTCAAACAGATTAGTTCCAGTAATAGTTCTTCCCATTCCTGCATAATACTTCTGAGCCAGAGCAAAAGCAGTTTCTCTTGCCAGCATATCCAGAGTTTCTACAGCAACGATTGAATATTCTGAAGCATAGTGTGCAACTACAGGATCTACAACTGCGAAATCTACCTTATCAGTAAATTCCATGTATCTACCATACTGATATGCTTGCATTTCATACTTCTCTACTGAACCCTTATCTGATTTTGGTGGAATACCTTCTTCGAGAGGTACAGTGTGAGCCTGAAGTGGTGCCCATCTTCTTACAGTCAGCTTTTCAGCCTTACCCTGTATAGGTGATACGTCAGCCAGTCTGTAATATACATACTGATCTGAGTTCATTCTGATAGTATCCAGAAGCTGCTTTGAATAGAATACTTCTGGTCTAATCAGATTCTTAGTGCTATTTGCGAGCTGAACAATATTATTAATGTCAGCAACTGGATTAAGTGCATTTAATGAAACAGTCATTTCAATTTCCTTTCTAGCGATTAAACCTCAAGAGAATCAAAATACTTATCCAAGTCTGCAACAGACTTAATCTCCTTATCTTCTCCATCACCTTTAGAAGTGCCTGGAGATTTGGTTCCTGCTTTATCCTTTACTTTACTTTGTCGTTTATTCTCTTTCTCAAGTGCCTTTTGAACAGCACTTTCGAGAATATCCTTTTCGTGAAGCTGATAGTATTCATACATGATGTTCACACCATCAACGTCTAAAGGATTCTTACCATTCTCGATAAGATAAGCAGTAAACTCTTCAGTTTCTTCAGGAGTAAGATTATATCTCTCAATAAGTTTATTAAACTCGCCTTTTACTTCATCTTGTCGTTTTAAAATTCTATTTTCTTCTGCTAAAGATCTAAGATTATTAATCTCCTGAAGTGTTTCAACAGGTACACCAGTCTTCTCACTTTCCTTAGTAAGAAGTACTTCATTTACCTTAGAAGCAATCTCTTCAATCGAAAGACTCTTATCTAAACCTATAGCGGCACCAAGATTCCTAATTAAATTCTCTTGGTTCTTAATCTTCTGCCTTTGCTGTGCAAATGCGAAGTTCTGTTTAGCCTTTTGCTTATCGTCTTTAGCAGGAGGCTTTTCCTCATCATCTGAATCAGAGTCATCATCGTTATCGTCAGAATCGTCATCATCCGAACCAGATTCATCATCATCATCGTCAGTATCCGAATCATCCGTATCATCTGCGTTATCATCAGTCTGATCATCATCGTCTACATCAGTATTATCGACATCTTTATCGTCGTCTTCTGGTTCACCCATAGTTTCAAACAATTCGTTGAAACCCTTTATTGTATCTTGGTCTAAAGCCATTATATCTACCCTTTTCCTTTCTATGTCAGAGAGTGAAACTGACAAAATAATACACTACATATAGGAGTAGGAACCTTATATTACAACTACATTATACTATATATAGTAAAAAAGTCAAGCACAAACACTATATATAGTGTTTACACAAGACTTTCTTACAACATCTAGAAAAAAGGAGAATTACTTATTTCTTCTTTTTACCGCCACATTTCTTCTTACAAGCCATGTGAAGCCTCCTTTCTACATTACACCGAGACCAGTCATACCATCCATAGGTTGCCCTTCAGCACCTTCCATCTGCTGTTGGAAAGGAGTCATCTCGCCCTGACGCATAGCCTGTAATCCATCGGCAGCCATAGTAAGTGCTTCTTCTGGTAATTGACCGTTCTCAAGCATAGCAGCATATTCAGCAATCACATTCTGAGCCTCAAGATAAGCATTAAGCCCAGCCTGAATACCCATCCTGTGAAGCATTTGCTCTTTATAAGGAACATCCTGACAGCGTATCCATTCTTCAGGAGTAATAACATCTACAGACATTCCAGCCTGTTGATATTGCATCTGTTTCTCCATCATTCTGTCAGCCCACGCCTGTATTCTTTGTTTATTCTTTGGAAGTTCACTACTAATCTGTATTGAATAATCCAGAATATCATCAATCTCAACTTCAGGAAAATCTATTTCAATAGTCTTGTAAACAGGTCTACCTGGTTTTGATTGCATATCATCTCTGATTATGTACTTTGACTTAGGAGCAAATTCCACAAGCATACGGATAACAAGATCAGCCAAATCCTTAGTATACTTTTCATAGTTCATAATCTTAGGGGTATCAATAAGAGTTACTCTATTAAGCATTTCTTCAGTACCACCTGTAGTGATTATTGAACCAGTATCTCTTCCAGTATACCTATCATCAACCCCACTAACCTTGCTGATGTTACTAGCCATAGTCATTTGTAATCCTGGCAGACCATTTCCGACCTGTGGGAATTCATGATAATGAACTGCTTTACTAGCATCTCCATTAACTACAAATGTCCTGTTAGCTTCATCACCATGCTTTGTAAATGCTGCCAGATTCAATCCACTCTGTGTATTTACAAATTTCGGAGGTCTCTGATTTTTATATTCTGATGTGTAAGCGATAGAATCCATCAGATTATAAACAACATTATTTGCGAAAATTTTAGCTGGCTCACTAGAACCAATAAGTGATGAACCTGGCAGATTACAATATAGTGGTGCAAAAGGAAACTTATTCGGTTGAATATCCTTTTTATGCAACAACACTATATCATTATCAACTGTATGTACTTCATCTATTCCACCATCTTTGTTCTTTACCCAGAACACGTATATAATGTAATGTTTATCGCTATCACCAATATTAGGCTTTCCATTATAATCAGGTGGATGTTTCTTAGATGTAGCAGTCTTCTTATCTATAAAGTTCTCCTTAAAAGGCTTCTTATAAATAGGGTGTCTCATTATCTCAGCCTTGTGCATAGGAGCAAAAGTATAACAATAACCACCGCTTTGTAAATCATCTGCAAATGGGTCCCTTCTGAATCTCATCGGATCAACTGTCTTAAAGCCAACTTTCTTTTTATCCTCATCCCAGTAAACCTGAGTAAAGCATAAATTCAAAAGTGCAGCTCTTTCACCAGCTTCAAACTGATAAAACCCAATCATATTAGTATCCCAAATCCTCTCAATAACAACATTAAGAGTTTCACAGATTTCAGCATCCTTTTCACAAGTAGGAATAATCTGCGGTGATTTGCTAACTGTATATAATGAAGCAAGAAGATTATTCTTCACATAACTAACGTAATTAGTATCTGGAAGTAACTGATATGGAGGGAACTTTGCCTTAATAGCCTTCCACAAATGACCTTTATCTGTAGAATCAAGTAACCTCATTCTTCTTTCTTCACGCTGATAATATCTGTCGCACTCGTCAGAAAACTTCTGAAGTTTGGCTAACAGTTTACCCTCATCATAATTCTCTTTCTTATCTTGAGTCATCTTATCCATTTGATGAAACCTCCTCATCTAACATGATGCTATTAAACTCTTCAAGAACCTCTCCGATAGCTTTAGCCTGTTCTTCTTTCAAGTCTCCTTCTTTATCGTACAAGTCCTGAAGAAGTTGCCTATCTTCTTCACTATATCTCTGAATAAAACTAATATTTATTCCGTTACTCAGCTTGTCACAGCCTTTATATATGAAAATACATCCAACAAGAATGCAAATTCCTAAAATTGCACTATTAATCATAAGACCTCCTTAACCCCACATATTGTAATCTACAACATCAAATGGAGTTTCATCCATTAAACTATCGTCTTCTTCATCATCAGCAAAGACCCATTTATAAGTCTGTACCTCTTCACTTTCTTCCCTTAAATCCATTCTTTCGCCTTTTTGGTTATAAACACCGTACAAAAGGTCCTTAGGATCTCTAGGAAGTTCCATCGTAATCCATTCAAGTGCATTTATACCATGATTATCCTTATCAACAGGTTTCCCAGTATAACCACTACTTAAACTTTCATCAGCCTTAAACTTATAATTATCAAGTTCTTCAATAAGTGCCTTACAAGCACCTCTGAAAATCTTGAGTTTACCGCTTTCAATATAAGTGTTGAGTCTGAAAATTCTAGCGTCTACATTTACGAATCCTGGCTTGAAACTGATTCCATAGTCAAGAAAGTGGTCCGATAAGGACTTCTTATCATAATCTCGTTTAGGTCCACTCTTTGGATCAATGATTGGTGCACATATCCACCCACCGACAGGTATATCGCTTGTGCATTCGAAAAAGAGTTTGGAGAGGACTTCAATGTTGTTATCGTTACTTCGACTTTCATTGTAAATAATCAACTCACCTTTCTCTTCATCAACAGCTCCTAAAAGGAAAACTGCATCATCTGCAAGACCGTAGTCAAACGCCAGTATTCTTTTCCAATGAGACGGAATCTCAAAGTCATCAATAAGACAACTATTACTTTTGGGGTAGACCTTTCCTTCAGCATATAAAAATGAACCATAGATGTAACGGTTAATCCACCACATCGGCTTATTTTTCACATTATTATCAATAAAATTATCAGGAAGGAACTCATTTGCACTGGTGCTGGTTACATGAGTACTAATGGCAGGGTCAGACTTATCAGAGTCAACAACGTACTCATCAACTATTTCACCATGTTTTTCGATGACATCAGAAACTAACAGAACATCGTTTCTGATCCACCCTGCTGAAGGATTGGACTCGATAATACCCCTCTGCCAATTATGAGCTATGATAGGAATCTTAACTCCATTAGCAGCAGTTTTATAAACAACATTACCCTCTTCGTCTCGCTTCGGAACAGTAGCAGCTAAGTTTCTAAGTCGAGTTTTCAACTGAACAAAACTTTGCTGCTTAACCTCCGAAGCTTCAACAATCAAAAAGGAAGTAAGATTATAAGACCTTAATTTTTCAGGATCATCATAAGGTCGGTACATAACTCTATGACCGTTTATGAAGTCCACATAAGCTTTCTGCGTATTGACGTTCCTTACAAAAGCAGCAGGAAAGTCTGCTTCAAACTCTCTTTTAATAGTCTGTTCATACTGAGAAGCAACATTTGCTCCTATCAGTGTGTTTCCATGCGGAGTCAGGAAGATATGTTTGAAAATCTCCTCACGACTTGTGAGTGTCTTTCCAGAACCATATCCCCCAAAATTACCTGTAAATGTATGGTCATCTTGATGAAAAGCAAACTGATGAGCCTGTGGTACGTAAGTATTAAGGAAAGTATTACAGGAAGGATTAGAGCACTCTCTCCAGAATTCTGAAGGTCCTCCATTCATAGCTGTAGTAACATTCCACTTAGAACCGCATCTAGGACACCTATCTAAAGCCATCTTTCCATTCCTCTTTAGTTGGATAACGATTCATCTCATCCGTAGCACGACAAAAATACCACAATATTAATACCAAACAAAAACTGAATCCGAGAATGAATCCTACAATAAAACTAATAAGCGATGACATCAGTGTAATCTCCGTTGTTTTATATAATCTGAAGCCTTCTTCTCGTAATTCTTGAGAGCCTGTTTATAAGTTATCCCATTCTTATGAGCATCTTCAATTATCTCATCCTGAGCCTTAACTATTGCGGCTGAGGATAAATCGAATTCATTAGGATTAATCTCAGGAAACATCTTCTCAAGGAACTTTGTGAAGACCTCATCAAGTGAATCGTACAGGAAGTTACGGAATTGCTTACGTTCTTCCTTAGTTCCCTTAAAACGATTCAAAGTTGAATCAGTTATAGCTTGTGTTGCTCCCAAGAGCATAGCAACTAATTCATCATAGGTCACAGGTTCAGTAGCCAGTTCTGATTCTTCAAAGCTTACTTGAACTGCACCATCTTCAATCTGATCAATAATAATACGCATATATAGTACCTCCTACAGGCTGATTATACTATATATAGTAGGTACTTGCAAGGAATTACTATATATAGTGGTTTTTAAGGGTGACCCCATGTTTTGTATAGGAGGAGTTGGATCGGAAAAAATTTTGATGAAACTTAAAAGGATTTTATTAAAGGAGGAAAAACAAAAAGAAACCTATATAAGTAGT